TTCTTGTAAAATGTAATTCATAAATAGAAAATTTTTTAATAATAATATTAATAAACTTATAAATTTGTATTTTATATTTATTAAAGAAGTATTACAATAAATATAATAATCATTTAAATAATTTATTATTTTAAATAATTTATCATTTATTTCATTTATAATTTTATTGTAATCTTGTTTATTAATTGAATTAACATTGTCAAATTTTTTTGTAAATAAAATGATTATATCATTAAATATAAGATCATTTATATTAAAAATATAGTTAAAATTAATATCATCATTATTTGTGTCATAATAAACTATAATCTCGCTTTCTTGATTGTTTATTTTATAATTAGTTATATTTAATTTATAATTATTTATATAATTAAAAATTATATTGTTATATTTAGTTTGTAAAAATATAAATATTTTATGATATATAAAGCTTTCTAAAACTTTATAAATAATGCAATGAGAATTATATTTTATATATATATTAGTTTCAACATTTACATCATACGTTAAATTATTAAAAAATTTATCTTGTATACTTTCTATTGTATTAATAATATATTTTTTTAGATTATCTAATGAATCAAACTTAATTTCATCACTAGTTTCAACACTAGTTTTATCAAATATATTGTCTTCTATTATTTCTAATTTGTTTTTATATTTAATACATATCATTACAAATAGTAATAAATAGTAAAAATAGTTCAGCAGTTTTATTACAGGAAAAATCCTAAATTTAGGTTCAAAATCTGTAGTGATAATATTAGGTATATAAAACTCATAGTTTATATATTTATATAAAATATCTTCTACACTTATTTCAGTATCTATATTAGAAACAAAATCATTAATAGATTTTATAGATTCTCTTGAATTTGTAAATTGACAATTAGTAAATTGTACATCATTAAATTCTATTTCATAATTATTATCATTATTATCATTATTATCATTATTAGTATATATATATATATCATCTAAATAATAAGTATTTATATTATTGTTCATCTGTATAGTAATAGAATATAAGAGTTTGTTTATTGCTTTATTGTTTTTAAATACATTTGCAAAAACTATATTAGTATTAGTATTTGTATCATTTTTTTGAAATAATTCATAATAATTACGCAAATTACTTACAACGGTATTATCTATTGTTTTTAATTTTGTTTTATTTTTTTTTTCTAAAAATAATTGTGTAATATATATATTATTATTATAAAAATTAACTATTGTTTTGACAATTTTTAAATAAATTTTGTTTGTAGATAAATCAGCATTTGATTCAAAATACTGATTTATAGTTAGAGTTTCAGTTTCAGTGTCAGTTTTTATATAATTATTAATATGTTCTAATAGTTTATCATCTATTATAGAATTATTAATAATTTTATTTAATAGTTTATTATTACTTAATATATTACGTAAAAAAAATTTAAATTTGTTTATATAGTTTTTTTTTCCTTGTAGTTTGTATTTATTATATAAAATAGAACTAGCTATTTTATCATTATAAAATGTATATATATATTTATTAAATATATATTCAGTAAAATTATTAAAATTACTGATTTCGCATTGAATATCCTCTATATTGTTATGTTTAATTTTATTCATAAGTTTATTAGTTTTATTTTTAGAATTATCATTTGTAGCTTTTTTATTATCAATCGTAGAATACCAAAATGGTTCATTTTCATCATCATCATATGGATATTTATAATTATTTGTTTCTTCTGAGTGATAATATTTTTTCCCACTACTATCTCCAAAACCAACCCCTTTATCTGTAATTTGACTAATTTGTTTCTTTGCTTTATTTAAAATCTCTTTTCTACTTAAATTAACAAACACAAAATTTGCAACTGCAAAGCTTTTTTGATAATTGGCAAGTGTCATACCTTCAGGTAAATCATTTAATGTAAAAAAAGGTGTTTGATTAAATGGTTTAATATCATAAATTTCTTTAATAATAACACCATTTTTATTAACATTATTATATTTCATCTCATCACAAATATATTTTTTTTGAACATATATAATATTATATTTATTACCATTATTTGTATGTATAGAATATGATACAGGAATATATTCGTTTTCAAGAAATTCTGTGATAAAATGATTTTCAGTTTCAAGCATTTCTTCAGTTGCATTTTGTATACATACAACTATAGGTAATACAGTTTTGCCTTTAAAAAAATCACTAATACTTATTTTATATTCATTATCATTTTTTTGTTCACTATTAAAAATTTTAAAAGTTCTAGTTCTTGTTTTATTATCATTTTCAATCTTTTTATACTCAGATAGAATACCAGTTTGTGGCATGGTTGAAAAATGTTCAACATTTAATGTAAAAACTCTAAAGATTGTTTTTATATCAATTGTAGATTCTCTCTTTGCTTTATATTTTTTTTCTATCTCATCTATTATTGATTTATTTTTAGCATCGTTTGTAAATTCATCAAGTTCTGTTTGAAGTTCTTGTCGTGTTTTATCAATTTTTATGTTTCCTAATTTAATTCTGCTGTTTATTTCAGTAGAATTTGTAGCTTGTGCAGTCTTAACTTTTGTATCCTTATTTTTATTAATTTCTATATCTATTTGTTTAGGTTTTAATATTGATTTAGTTGGTGTTTTTGTTTTTACCAAATTTGGGTCTATTTTGCTTCTATTTTCTAATTCTTTTTTCTTTTTTAAATATCCAATATATATATCAAATTTGTCTTTTTCTCTTTGTTTATTATTTTTATAAGCTGTAAATTCATCATCATACTTAGCTTTTGCAGTATCATACTTATTGTTTTCATTAGCTAGTAATACTTGGTCTGTTATTGAAGAATCAGGTAATGATGGTGCTGTTGGTGGTTTCACATCATATATATTATCAAATTCAGTAGATTCAGTAATTTCAGGTTCTTTAAAAATAATTGTCTCATATAAATAAATTGTAGGTATAATTTCACCTAATTTATTTTTTGATAAATTAAACATAGTTGTTGCAGCTCTCGAAAATTTATTAATAGTACCCTGAAAATTTGTTAAAAATACAGGGTTTTCTATTAAACTATCTAGTTCTTTTTCTTTTATTATTAATCTTTTTGAGGACTGAAATTTCTCAAAAAAGCTCTTTTTTTTAGGAATACCACGATAATGATGTATACCAAAGGCTTCTGCTCTTTTAAATTCATCAATACTATTCTGGATTACTTTATTAAATGTTTCAACAAGAGTTTTAAAACTGTTAAATCTAGATATAAATTCTGGATTTAATTTTACACTTTTACCAGATATTTTTGATTCAAAATCTGGTGGTAATCTTTTATCTTCGGTAATTAAAGTTGTTATTGCAGAATACATATAATCTTCATTAGCTTCTTTATCACATAAAAAATGTGAAAACATATTTGGATGAGATTTATCTTGACTTGTTCCTGTTCCTGTTCCTGATCCTGTTCCTGATCCTGTATCATAAATATCAATATCTAAAATTGTTAATGTTTTTAAATCAGTACTTATTTCTCCAGGACAAGAAGGGAATTTTTGCATAAACATATCAGCTTCAGCTTTAAATAAATAATAGTATTTATTAAATTTTGCTTCTATTTTTCTGTATTTGCCAAATGTGCATATTAATGCTTTACTATTTGTATAATTACGTGATACAAAAGGTATTCCTTTAAAATCACAATTTGTTCCAAGTTCTTTTGTATCATTAAATTTTGTATATTCCATTAATTCAAATCGCAATTTATCTTGTTCCTTAATTAATTTTTTAATTTCTTCATTAGAATTTGCAAGATTATTAGTAAATAGTGTATTGATTTTAAATTGAAGTCTATAAATATCATCTATTTTTTTAATTATTTTCTTTATTATTGATTCATCGTGCAAATATAATTTAGCACTTATAATGGTTAATTTTGTTCTTTCAAGATTCATTCTTGCAAAAAACATATAACATTTTAATAAATGAGTAATTAATAGGTATTGTTCATTATTTAATAAACCAAGTTTATTTTGAAAAAATGATTTTATAATTGTATTTCTTATGTTTGCTTTAAGATTATTATATTGAGACTTAGTATATACATCAAAATTTGCAACCCCAAGTAATGGTTTTTTATCTTTTTGTTTTACTTTTTTTTGTTTTGCATTATTTTTAAATTTAACATCTATAGTAGCAAAAGGTAATGGACTAGTTGTTTTTTTAATTGCTTTTATATTTTTAGCTTTATTTTTTAATTTTTGTTTTATTTCAGCTCTGCTTTCTTTTTTTTTACCAGTCCTAGAAGTCCCACCGGCGCCACCTTTACCAATATAAAAAATGTTATTATTTATATTATTTATATTATGTCTATTACCACCATATTTATTTATATCCAATTCAGGTTCATTCTTTTTTGTTTTAACTGAATTATCAAATATTAATTCATTATTGTTATTTTTTTTTGTTCTATAATTTTTAGCATGGTATCCAGAAACCATGATTTGCTAAATTTATAATTATATTAAATATATATATACCTATTTACTATTTACTAATAAATTATATTTTACTATTTACTAATTATATTTTACTATTTACTAATTATATTTTACTATTTACTAATTATTAATATATTTATTAAATTATTATATTAATTAAATTTATATGTATATATTATATATATATATAAATGTATAAAAACAAGCGAACACAGAAACAAATATTAGTAGGAGGTAGGGTAATTGGTAAAGGTTCCTATGGTTGTGTTGTATATCCTGCAATTCCTTGTAATAAAAAACAATTACAAGATAAACATAATTTTCTAAATAAAACTGTTAGTAAATTAATTATTGACCCAAAAGAATCAGGAAATGAAGAATTAATAATATCTAAAAAAATAAGACAGCTAGATACAAAACAAAAATATTTTATTACTTATACAGATATGTGTAGTATTAAAACTATTCCAAAAGAAAGAAGTAATAGTGTATCTGGACGTTATAAATATAAAACAAAATATAATTATACAAACAAATCACATTCAGTAAAATATTTTGAACCATTTGATAATTATAAAAAAAAAGATAGTGTATATTGTAAATTAGACTTGAATTTAAAACCTGTTAATCTAATTATGCCTTATGGTGGTTATGATTTGAAAGATTTCTTAGCTTCAAAATCACAAAATACAAATCTAGAAATGACTAGACTTCATATAACAAAGCAATTTAAATCATGTTTTTACAATTTATTACAAGGTTTATATTTAATGCATCGTTCACGTATTGTAAATCGCGACATTAAATTAGATAATATAATGATAAAATATAATGATACAACTAAACAAATTGAGATGAAGTATATTGATTTTGGATTATCTACACAACTTACAAAAGAATTTTGTTCTCCTCAAAACAATTATGATGATGTGAAAAAATATGATAGTAGCAGCACTAATAATGCTAATGATTCTAATGATTTTAATGATGCTAATGATTCTAATAATGCTAATAAGTTTAACAATATTAATGTATATTCTAATGTACAATATTATGGAACAGAATCATATATATCTCCAGAAATTACAATACTTGTATTTTTAATTGATAATATGGAATATGATTATGAAGGTAAAATAACTTATAGTCAACAAACATATAAACATATTTATAATCAACTAAATACATTTAATGTAAAAAAATTATTGTCATTGAAAGAAAATAAATTTGCAAATGATATTCGAAAAGTATTTAATGAACAAGTATCAAAACTATCTAAACTATTATCTAAACCAATAGAAATATTAAATTTGTATTTTGGAACTCCTAATAATAAATATAATGGATATTTACAAAAAGCTGATATATATGCACTTGGTATTACAATGTATCTACTATTAGAACATTATAGATATTTGTTTGCTAATATGATTAAACCTTTATACCCAATAATTGTTAAAAATAATAAACAATTACATGATTTGCTGTCTAATATGATTCATCCTGATCCTGTTAAACGATACAATATATTAGATTGTATAAATCATAGTTATTTTGATGATATTAGAAACTCTAAGGTCTAGATACATATTATATATAATCTATTATTTTTTATCTATTATTTTTTATCTATTATTTTTTATCTATTATTTTTTATCTATTATTTTTTATCTATTATTTTTTATCTATTATTTTTTATCTATAATCTATTATCTATTATTTTTTATTTTTAGTTTTATATTTATTTATATTAGTTATATTTAGTTATACTTAGTTATACTAAAACTTATATCAATTATATTCATATATCAATTATATTCATATAATAAAAATGATTACAACTAAAATAAAAAAAACAAAAAAATATAAAGTAAAAAACTATAAAGTAAAAAACTATAAAGGTGGTAGATTTATAGATAAAGGAGGGTTTGGGTGTATAATATCACCAGCTTTGCCTTGTTCATATAATGATAAAAATTTAAATAAATCAGTAAGCAAACTATTAAAAACAAAAACACACGAAACGGATAATGAAATAAGAATTTCTGATATATTAAAAAGAATTGACCCCGTTCAAAAATTTTATATAACAATAACAAATAGATGTATAATACATAAAATTCCTAAAAATAGAAAAGAATTAATTAGTATTAAATATGTAGACAATACACTAAAAAAATACAAAGTTTTAAATAGTAAACATAAAACCCTTAAACGTGGTAGCAATAGCAATAGAAATAGTAATAGTAATAGTAATAGAAATAGAAATACTAGTGATAGTCATAGAAATACTAGTGATAGTGGTGATAGTGATTATAGTGATTATAGTGATAGTGATAACTATAGTGATAGCGATAACAATAGTGATAGTGATAACAATAGTGATAGTGATGATAGTAAAGATATAAATATAAGAAAAAGAAAAGATAAAAAAGACAAAAAAGACAAAAAAACATGTCGTATTGATTTATCATTAAATCCAATTAACTTGATAATGCCATATGCAGGTTTTAGTTTATCAAATATTATGAAAATTAATAGAAAATATAAAGGTAATAGTAAATATTCAGCATATGCTAAAATACATCAATTATTTATAGATAATTTAAAAACTTGCTTTAAACATTTACTTACTGGATTGAGAAAAATGCATGAATCGCGGATAGTTAATAAAGATATCAAACAAAAAAATATTATGATATATATACAAAAAGATAAACCCCAAGATAAACCCCAAGATAAACCCCAAGATAGTATAACTATTAGGTATATTGATTTTGGAATTTCAATGTTATTAACAAGCGAAATTTGCAGTAATACCAATAATATTAATATTAAAGGAACACCTAAATATATGTCTCCTGAATTATTTATTTGTTATGTAATTAATGAATATTTTAAACAATATGATAAACATGATACACACAAACAAAAACAACAACTAAAAGAAATATTTGTATATATAAATGAAAATGTAAAATATATATTATTAGAAATTGGTGAATCTAAAAGATATGAAAATATAAATTCTATTATTGATAATATTTATAAAAAAATACTAAACTTATTTGATAGAAAGCTTATTCTTAATGCATATTATGGAAGTAATTCTAATAAATTTAATGGTTTTTTACAAAAAGCAGATGTATATGCCTTGGGAATCTCAATATTTGAAACTTTATATAAATATAGTAAAATAGATGTTAAACAAAATACAAAATTATATGATTTATTATCAAGAATGATAGATATCGAGCCTGATAAAAGATTTAATGTTATACAATGTTTACAACATCCTTATTTTGCTAATTAAATATGTTTATTTTTAATTTTTTATTTTAATTTAAATTTGTATTACTAAAAAAATTTGGCTTTTTTAAAGCCTTTTTTTTTTAATTTTTTTTAATTTTTTTTGTATTTATTTTACAAAGTATTATCATCATCATCTTCTAGAAGTGGTGAATTCTCGAATACGGCAGGCGATACACTTCTATCGATTATACCCCTTTTAGCAGCTGTTGTGACAGATCTGCTTTTTGCCCTTTTAGCAGCTGCTTCATTTACTCTGTTTCTGGGCTTACGTTCTTTTACACCAATATTACCATTAAGTAATGGTCTCTCAGAACGAACGCCAGACAATTGACTAACGTCCTGGTTTGCTTGTACCACTGCGTTAATTTGCGGTAAGGTGTCCGATTCATCCATTTCCTCCTCTTGTTCATTTCCTTGGTTTTGATCCATATCCAAAGATGATTCATCAACAGGACGATTCATACAGATTTCCCTGTATTCCATAGGATATCGATTTTTAAAACCAAAAACAGCAACTTCAAATTGATAATTGCAAGATACCAAACGGGCTTCATGACCAGGGGTTATCTCTAAAAGAAATTTAAACAGACCCCGTGGGTTAGTGAGTATTTCATGCTCTTCCATGGTCGCCATAGTGTTATTATGGTATATAATATAAAAAATAATACAATTTAATTCAATTTTTTATAATAAAAATAAAAAAAACTATTTTTTCAAAATAAAAAAATTTGGCTTTTTTAAAGCCTTTTTTTTTATTTTTTTTTTATTAATTACATTCTAATATTTACGAAAGTTTGTATTCCCGTTTGAAGGGCTTTGAGAGCGTCTTCCGCCTGTTTTGGCTCCTGGAACTGCTGCTTTAACTGCTTGAGACACCGCTCGCCCAATACTCTCTATTTCCGTTTTCATGGATGGAGTTTCAATCGTTGTCGAAAGGATCCATTGGCGTTCGACAAACTCCAGGATCCGTCTTTCGTCACTTGGATTGAGGCGAAGGTCAAGGATTTTTTGTTTGTAGCTTTCATGTGCTGCAAGTTGATCTTTGTTAAAATAAGTTGCCTGCAAATCATGCTCCGGCGACAAGAGCTTGTTCCCTTCTTGATGAACTGCAGAAAATCCATGAGGGAACCCTCCAAACTGACACTTATGTTTCGGGCTCTCAGTGCAGGTATTCGATTTGCACGCTATGTGTCTCATCGGCGGAGCCATTACAGGTTCTGAAGTTGGACCAATCTTGCGAGTTCCAAAACCTGCATATTTGGTAGAATTATTACCACAGGGGGCGGGGCTAGCAGAAGCGAAAGCGGAACCGAACATCTTGAAAGTTGAGAGATATTACTATTTAAATAAAAACTAAAAAATCAATTTTTTACTAATTTTACTAATTTTACTAATTTTACTAATTTTACTAATTTTACTAATTTTACTAATTTTACTAATTTTACTAATTTTACTAATTTTACTAATTTTACTAATTTTACTAATTTTACTAATTTTATGTAAATAATTTTCGGCAGATTTTTGGAAAAAAAACTGAATAATTTATATTATTATTATTGCCTGCTGGTAGATGAAAATGCTCTTTCACCACTAAATACAAACGGTTGTGTTCGTTGTTGCTTCGGTGCAGTACCAAACGCAGAAGATCCATGTAAAGTACCAACCGCAGCTTCATGTACAGTACCAAACGCAGCTGCAGGTACCTGTACATTAACATTTATTTTACTGATGTTTCTTTTAGCACTGTTTTTTGTTTCTTCCAGAAATTTTGTTTCAGGTATATTAATTGTTTCAAAAACTAAAAAGGTTGTTAAATCTTTAGGGTTAGTAACACCTTCAGTTTTTTGATATTTTTTCCAAAGTCTATTATAGTATTCATAATCGTCAGCTTCGCTACTATTAATTTTTTCTAAATCATTAATTATAGCTTGGTTTTCAACATAATTAGGATTATTCATAAGTGCTAAATCAATAAATTGTTTAGCGCGAACTGTCCCTTTACCAAAAGTTAATGGAAGTTGAACAGAGTTTTCAAATTGAGTTTGAAATTCTTTCAATTTGATTATTTCACTATTTCTTTTTTTTTTTTGTATTAAATAATTTTTAATATTAGTATCACAGTCTTTGTAAGTATATTTAATAAGTTCACCATCTTGTGTATATTGAGGATGAAAATCTCTAGTAGAAGTATAACTACAAGGTTGAGATTTAAAAGGATGATTATATTTACAATTAAAAAAATTTAGACAGCTAGATTTAAAATTATCTAAATAGTTAAAATATTCTCTAGTTATGTTTTGTTTTATGGACGTGCTTTCCATTCTCCTTGCAAGATCTTCTTCATCTCCAGGATGACGCGACCCTGGTCTTCCACGCGACCCTGGTCTTCCACGCGACCCTGACCTTCCACGCGACCCTGGTCTTCCAGGCGACCCTGGTCTTCCACGCGACCCTGGTCTTCCAGGCGACCCTGGTCTTCCACGCGACCCTGGTCTTCCAGGCGACTGACGTCTTGGCATATTAATATACTTACTTAATTAAATTATTTAAAATTAAAAATAAACAATAAAAATTTATTATTATTATTATTATTAAAGATAAAAAAATTGAATAAATAATAAACAATAAATAATAATAATATTAAATTAAACATAAAAATAATAATAAATATAGATTCAAATATAAATATGGAACAAATTAAAAAAAATGAAATTTTTAATGATATTGAATATGATGAATATGATGATTATGATGAATATGACACTACAGATAATATGGATAATATAAGCATTAATATGGATAGTGATAATGATAATGATAATGATATAAAAACTATACAACCACCTATTCCTATATCAAATTCTATATCCAATCCTATATCCAATTCTAATCAAATACCTAATCCAACAAAATCAAAACAAATAAAACTAAAATCATCTAAATATAAATCTACACCTTCAACACCTTCAATAGATACAACACCTTCAATACCTTTAACAAATACAAAAAATACGATACCTACAAAAACTACAAAAACTACTTCTATACCTACAAATAGTGTAAATAAAGCAGAGGATAAATTTGAGTATAATAATGAAAATATAATTTTCTTTAGTAAAGATTTGGATTTTAAAAGTATTTGTATAAAACACCGTATAAACGCAGTTATACCAAATGATACAAAACTAACATGTTTACTCTTAAGGTTAAATATATTTAAAGAATATCATTGCACTAGAGAAAAATGTAAAGTTGGTAAACTATGGAATGGACAACCTATACAATTATTATTGAATCGTAAAAACAATAATTCTAATGATTTAACAATAGCTAATCTAGAACTAATATGTCCAAATTGTTTTATGATAACATATGGTCTTGAAATTTTCAAGAAAAAAGAAAAAGAAGCTATCTTTAATTGCGAAATATGTCAATTTCCTCTTACAAAATTTATGAATGGTAGAAAGAAAAAAGGAATATGTCTTGCTTGTGAAAAGCAAATGTGTAGATTATCTCATGAGAAAGAACAGGTAAATTATTTTAGTAAATTGCAAGATACTTACAATGATAACCCAATATTGAGTGATGATATTAAAAATACAAAATATTATAATGAAGTATCAAAATATAAAAAATTTGATTCTAAAGATAAACAAAATATAAAAGTTGAACCATCTTCAGCTTCAGCTTCAGCTTCATCTATTAAATATACAAATGCAAATACTGCAAATACTGCAAATACTACAAATAATATACCACTAATTAAACTAAATATGAATATACCAGACTTAGAAGATTTACTTGAATAAAATGCAATATTTTATTGTAATGGGTGTAATGTATAACAAATTGGGTTATATTTAGAAATTACGAAATAATATTTTTTCATATTTTTTCATATTTTTTCATATTTTTTCATATTTTTTCATATTTTTTCATATTTTTTCATATTTTTGAAATAAGTTCGTTTAACATTAAAATATAAACAATATATATAAAATATAAACAATATATATACAATAATAAATAAAAGATAAATAAAAGATAAATAAAAGATTAATAATATGGCAAATCTAAATTTAAAAAAGTTTGATATGAGTAAAATTGGTAATGGTAGTATTGTTGTTATGATTGGAAAACGTAATACCGGTAAAAGTTTTCTTGTTAAGGATTTATTATATTACAAGAGGGATGTTCCAATTGGCACAGTAATATCTGCAACGGAGGGTTCCAATCGTTTCTATGCTGACTTAATGCCGAGTCTATTTATTCATGAAGAATTCAGTCCTGAAATAGTAGCAAATTTGGTTAAAAGGCAAAAAATTGTAGTTCAAAAGATGAAACAACAAGAATCCCTTTATGGTAAAAGTAATATTGACCCTAATGCATATTTGATTCTAGATGATTTAATGTATGACCCAAGTTGGATTAGAGATATTACAATTAAGCAAATTTTCATGAATGGTCGACATTTTAAACTTCTCTTCCTAATTACAATGCAGTTCTCTCTTGGTATACCACCTGCATTACGCGGTAATGTTGATTATGTATTTATTCTTCGTGAAAATTATGTAAGTAATCGTAAAAGACTTTATGAGCATTATGCAGGTATGTTTCCTACATTTGAAATATTTTGCCAAGTTATGAATCAGTGCACTGAAAACTATGAGTGTCTAGTAATAGATAATACATGCAAAAGTAATAAAATTGAAGATATGGTGTTTTGGTATAAGGCTGATAATCATCCACCTTTTAAAATGGGTGCACCTGAATTCTGGCAACATCATAGTAATAATTATAGTGAAAAAGGTGCTGACGAGGAAGATGAAATTGATATTTCAAAAATAAAAAAGAAAAATACCTTAAGTATCAATGTTAGAAAACAATAATTACCATTACCATTACCATTACCATTACCATTACCATTACCATTACCATTACCATTACCATTACCATTACCATTACCATTATTTTTACATGTTTTTTACATTTTTATAATTAATTTTGTTTTGTTTTTAATATATTAGTTATAAATTATAGATATATATATAGAATATATAAAACAATACCATAAAATACAAAATCATAAATACAAAATCATATATCATACTATGTCTTTATCAATAAGACTTGATGGAATTTGGGATGAAAAAGGACTAAGACCAAACCCTTTAAATGGATTGCCTTATTCTAAACAATATACAGTTCTTTCATTAGGGACACCGGGGAAAAAAGGTTGGAGTGAATATCCTCCATGGAAAGATAAAGAAACTATTATAAAGAAAATCCATAAATATTCAATTATATTATGTGTTTTACCAACAGGCGTAGGCAAAACAGTAATTCTTCCTAAACTATTATTGCATTATTTTGGATATAAAAAACGTGTATTAGTTACAACACCAAGACATACAACTACATCTGAGGCTGGTTCATATGCTGCACAGTGTCTTGATGTTCCACTTTTTGAAGTAGATGATAATGGAGAATATATTAAAAATCCATATTCTAAAAATAAAGATATGCCATATAAACCGACAGGAAATAAAATTGTAGGATATACTTATAAAGCTGTTAAAAACAAATACGGAGATGCAGAATCAATGCTATTATTTACTACAGATGGAAATGTTAAACAAAAAATATCAAAATTGAATGGTGATAGGGACTTGAGTAATTATGGTGGAATTGTTATAGATGAAGCACATGAGCGTTCCACAAATATTGATATCTTAATATCTCTTGTAATGGAAATTATTACTCGTAGACCTGATTTCAAAGTAATTATAATGAGTGCGACAATTAAAGAAACCGATTTTACTGATTATTTTAAAAGGATTGGTCAAGGTAATAATTATACTACATATAATGTAGAAACTACGACGAATTATAAAATAGATACTTTACCTATACTTAAAAAGATTGATACATCAAATATTGTTGATATAGTCTATAATAAAATAAATGATATAATTCTAGACCCAAAATTGCCAATTGGTGATATATTGGCATTTGTTACTAGTGAATCTGAAACTGAAAAAATAAAACGCATGATTGATAAAAACATGGAAAATTATCCAATAAATAATAAACCATATTCGATAAAATTTACAGCATATATCCAACCATTATTAAAAGATATTGCAACAAATAAAAATACTTTAAAAACAATTAAACCTGATGCAAATGCACCCGAAGGATACCATCGCAAAGTTATAATTGCAACTAATGCAGTTGAAAGTAGCGTCACATTTAAGGACCCGATGGTATATGTTATAGATACTGGTCTTGCATTTGAAAAAGTTTATGATGCTAAAAACTATTGTTATCAAACTGGTAAATACTATGTTTCACAAGCAAGTATTAAGCAAAGATGTGGAAGAACAGGTCGTAATTGCAATGGTTATTGTATGCAATTATATACAACCGAACAATTTAATAAACTATCAGTGTTTTCAAAACCAAAGATTTTAGTTGAAGAATTCACAAAAGAATTATTATCTTTAATTGTAATGTATAGTAATATATCAAGTGCATGGAATTTTATAAATAAAATGATAGAACAACCACATAAATATAGCGATAATATTGAGAGTTCATATAATAATTTGTTGAATATGGGGTTAATTGATTCATCAGGGAATATTACAAAACTGGGGATTGTATGTAATCAATTCAATAAATTTGATATAAAAATTGCAAAAATGATAATTGGGGGTTATTATTTTAATTGTATGCAATGGTGTATTATGTTAGGAGCAATATTAACAAATCTAGAGAGTTTTGAGAAAATATTTAGAAAACCTGCTTTTATGGATGAGAACCCCAATTTAGAAAAAATATATAAAGATGCAATTAAAAGTAAAATCAATGAATATGGAGACCATATAACTTTATTAATTATATTTACAAATTATATTTCATTACCTTATAATGAAAGGGAAACTTATGCATATGATAATAATTTAGATTATAGTGTTCTACTTAAAATACAAAAAGATTATGAAGATTTATTAAGTATTGTTAAATCTCAAAACACAATGATTAGTAATTTAAATTTATTTACCGTTCCTCAAGAACTAAATATGTTTGGTGGTTATCATGCTAATAATAATAATAATAATAATAATAATAATAATGTATTTTCAAGTATTGGTAGTGATAGTAGTGATAGTGAATATAGTAGTGAAGATGATATCAGTAATAGTAATGTATTTATTGATGATAGTAGTGAAAGCGAAGATGATAGTAGTGAAGATGATAGTAGTGAAGATGATAGTAGTGAAGATGATAGTATTATAAACTATAAAAAAATATTTAGTAATAGTAATAGTCATAGTAATAGTCATAGTAATAGTCATAGTCATAGCCATGATTACAGAAGAAATCATAAAGGAGGTTTTCAAGATTTTGATACAAATATTAAATTATACAATAGAAATAGTGAAAATGACAGAAACTTTGGTTATGAAATTGATAACATGCAAAATAACAGTATAGAAAACGAAAACGAAAACGTAAACGTAAACGTAATTGGTGGTTCAGTCCATAAAAAAGGTAAACACACACACAAAACTAAACAAGATAAGAAAGAAAAAAAACATACATATAAACACGATGCAAAACAAGATGATGAAAATACAAAACTTAATAAAAAACGTATAAAAATCATGGAATTATTAGACCTTAAACATCTTACTAATACATTACCTCATGATATAAAACCATCAAATAATTTAGAAAATTGTATATTATCATCATTATTTTATGGTTTTAGTAATAATATTGCATGTTATTCTGGAAACGGAAAACAATATAATGTTAAATTTAGTAAAACTAAAGGAAGTATATCATCATCATCATATGATTACATAAAAACTAATAAATCTCCAAATTTTGTTATATATAATGATTTTACAGTAAATAAGGATATGGGTAAAGATGGTTCAAAACTAAATATTGTATCAGAAGTTAGCACAGAACATTTTAAGTATTTTATAAATATTCCTGAATTAAAAAAAAAACTAATAAATATCCCTGAATAAAATTAGTATTGTGTATATATATTTTTTATAAAGTTTTTATATGTAATATATGATAAATATAAAATACATAATATCATAAGACATATTATAATTGGATATATTCTTATTAATAATGAATTATTATTGCTATAATCTTTAATAAGATTTGTATTAAGTTTTGCTATTTTATCAATATTTTCTACATTATGTTTTTTCTCATTAATATATGAATAATCTTGGTTTAATTTTTCATAATTGGATTGTTGTCTATCCATTATTACATTATTTTGTTTTATTTCAAATTCTACTGATTTAATTTTATTATTTAAATCAATAATATAATTATTATAATCATTTAAATAATCTTTATAAGTTTTAGTTAATGAATTTAGTTTTATATCAATTTCTTTTATATCTGTTTCAATATTTTGAAGATTAACATTTTTTTGATTATCAATATTACTTAATACTGTATTTATATCATTATTATTTATATTACTACCTGATGGTGGTGGAATATTACTAATTATTTGTTGTTGATTATCACTTGTGTCTGTGCTGCTTTTTAATGAATCTAATCTTGATTTATATTGTGCAGTTGATAAATTATATAATTTTGTTTTATTATTTAATTGTGATTGCATATAATTAGAAATATTTGTATAATTATTACGTATCATATCTTGTAATTTAACAAGAGCAATACGAGTTGCTTGTAAGCAAATTATTTCAATATTTGTTTTTGTAATATTAGCAATTATATTTTCACCTAAAACTATATATTGTGATACAGTATTAGTTGTTTTTACAGAAGAAAATGATGATTCGCTATTTGTATTTTCTTGTTTAGGAATCATTGTCCATAATGAATTATCTGTTTTACCATAATTAATTGTTAGTGCCTTGTTTTTTCTAGTTATTGATGATAAAAAGAAATTATTTAATTGGACACATTCAAATGATACTTTACTATAACTGCTACTACCACTGCTACCACTGCTACTACTATCACTCTCACTAGAACTATTTTCAATATTAGTTTTAACAACATTCCATGATGCCATAGTTCCAATACTTGAACCTGTAAATGTTGCTGTCCAATCCTCTGTATTATTTGAATTTGAATTTGATGATGAATTTGAATTTGAATTTGAATTTGAATTTTCACTTGAATCAGGTTGATTTGCTATTAAATACTTACCATAAGGAGACATGATTACATATACATTTTCATTTTGTGGTATTAGTGTAAAATATATTTCTTGTTGATTTACACTAGGTTCATTTATATTTGAAATATAATACATGATATTGTCTGGATTACATGCTAAATATTGTCCATCATTTGATACTAACATAACAGTATTTGTATTTTCACCAGATACATTAGGTGTTAATTTATTTATACGTGTGTTATAGAGAGAATAGTTTCTAGATACACCAGTATCGGGTATTTTAAAGTCTTTTGGTAATGTGCCTGATTTAACATCAATAAAAGAGGATTGACATTCATTAAGTTGTTCAGTTGTTAGTAAACCTGTTTTCTGCATTTTATTACACCAATTTAATGTTTTTGTCTTAACATCTTGATATGAACCTGAACCCGAACCATAAAAGGATTCATATGTGTTTTTGTTTTGTTTTTTATACATTATTGATAAATATATAACTAAACACAATACAATTATTAACATTATAAATGCATTTTGATTATCATTCATTTTTTCTTTGCGTTTCTAGATATATATTGTTTCTAGATATATATTGTTTCTAGATATATTTAATATATAAATAGGTTTATTTTATGATTACATATACATATACTAACATAAATATACTAACATAAATATACTAACATAAATATACTAACATAAATATACTAACATAAATATACTAACATAAATATACTAACATAAATATATAAACAAAAAAAATTTAATATAAAATATAATCTAATCTAAAATTTAATCTAATAGAAATTGCTTTATAATTGTGTGTTTTTCTTTATAATTGTTTGTATTTGAAATGTTGTAAATGGCTTATTATTTCTATATTTCATTCCTTCACGAGAACACCATCTTGCAATAAATTTTAAAATACTGCATGTATTAAACTTAACATTTTCAGTATTTGAATAAAAGTTAAAATTTCTATAAATATGTTTTTTCTTATCTATAATTTTATTAATTATTATTGTTTCAGTATTGTTTGGCATACGTTTTCTAATACCATTAATAATTTCATTCTTATAACCATATGGTGCGCGCCCTAAAACATGACCTTCTCTCTTTAATCTACTAAATGTTCCTTTAATTTTTTCACTAGTAAGATTACTATATTTCTCTGCACTTTGCAGTTCACTTTGAACCATCGCTTTATTACCAGCAGTTATATTTTTATCATATATTATTCCATTTGTGACAAAATGAACTGATATATTCCTTTTGACCATATCATCTAAAAATTGCAAACCTTTTAGCATATGTCTAGAAAGCCTATCTACTGAATATATAATTATATGACTATTATCTGGTAAATGTTTTGACCAAAAGCCTAGTTCATGATTCATATTACCCATATTTCTTGCACTAATATTATTATCACTTTGATAACCATATGGCAATAACATAATGTTGTTATTTTCAGCATATTTTTTATTTTCTTTAAATTGTGTATCAATACTAACGGTATTATCACTGCTACATCTTGTATATATAAAACCATTAGAACTAAATGGTAATGCACCATTGAGTTTACTTGTAAGTGTATTATTATGATTGAATGTAATACTGTGTGTTTCTAATGCATGTTCACTAATATCTTTTGCAGGTATTATAGTTGTTTGTGTATTTTCTGCATTATGTATATTATGTATATTATGTATATTACGTGTATTACGTGTATTACGTGTATTACGTGTATTTGTTTTCTTTGATTTTACAAATTCTACTCTATATTTTTCCTCTGGGTGTGTTTCATTGTTAAAATGTGCTTCATTAATATTAATAGGTGTAATTTTTTTAATTATATTATGACCATCTGCCCATTGACCGAATTCTTTATCTATTTTATTAATTTTCTGGTTATCCAAAACATTATCAAATAAATTTGCAAGTATATTATCATCATTATTTTGTTTAGGTTTAGTTTTTATAGTTTCTTTAACTATTTT